ATACTGTCGTCCTAGTAAACGTGTATCTTCTAAGACTCCTAAAACGTCAGGCGAGATGTCTAGTTCTGAGAAGAGTAAGAAGGTAAGGGAAAAGAAAAGTTTAGGACAGCCAGCAGGTGCTCCACGCAGAGTAAAGTCGCTAAAACGTAGAGGTAAGTGATGCGTAGATACTTTAAGAAAGGCGGATTAACTAAACGACAAAAGACTACTTTGGAGGAGCATTCTGTGCACCATAGCAAAAAGCACATGGATGAAATGAAGAAAGACATGAAAAAAGGCGCTAGTTTTAGTGAGTCACATAAAACAGCTATGAAGAAGGTAGGTAAGTAATGGCTACATCAGGTACTACATCATTTGATATGGACTTCCCAGAGATCGCTGAGGAAGCGTGGGAACGTGCCGGACGTGAGATGCGTTCTGGTTATGACCTAAGAACAGCTAGACGCTCTATGAACTTGCTTACTATTGAGTGGGCAAACCGTGGCGTTAATATGTGGACTATAGATGAGAAGTCTGTAGACCTAGTTAAGGGTACGCAGTCATACACGCTACCTGCTGATACGGTAGATGTTATAGAGCAGGCTATACGCACTAATGAGGGCGTGCAAGCTACACAGAATGATCTTGCTGTAACACGTGTCAGTGTGAGTACTTACAGCTCACTCCCTAACAAGTTAACACAGGGTAGACCATCACAAATATTTATAGAGCGTGGTGCAGCTGCTCCTAAGTTATATGTGTGGCCTGTCCCAGATAAAAATACATACAAGCTAAACTACTGGCGTTTAAGACGTATAGAAGACGCGGGACAAGGGGCATACACAGCAGATATGCCGTTTAGATTTTTACCTTGTTTAGTAGCTGGTTTAGCTTATTATATTGCTATGAAGACTCCTGAGTTATCGGACAGAGTAGTAATGCTAAAACAGATGTACGACGAGCAGTTTGATATGGCTTCTACAGAAGATAGAAGCAAAGTATCAGCTAGATTTGTGCCGCGTATTGGGTACCCATAATGGCTAAGTTTGCTGCAGGTAGAAAGGCGTTTGGCTTCTGCGATATATGTGGGTTTCGTATAAAAATCCGTGATATGAAGGCGGTTATAGTCAAGCGACAAGATACTGGATTATTAGCTTGTAGGTCGTGTTGGGACAAAGATCACCCACAAAACATGCAAGGGGAGTACCCAGTTACAGATGCAGAAGCATTACGTGTATCACGTCCAGACACAAGTTTAAGTGCAGACTCAGCTGATACCAGTAGTCGCGCAGTAGATTGGGGTTGGAACCCAGTGGGTACAGGGCCAAACACATTAATAGAAGTTAAAACAGGCACAGTTACAGTGACGGTAGAATGATATGATGACATATACAGAACTAAAAACTAATGTGCAAGACATCACCGAGATGACTTTTACTGACGCACAGTTAGCTATGTTTACTAAACAAGCTGAGCAAAAGATCTATGGTTTTGTAAAAGATTTACCTATACTACGAAGACGCGCTAATGAGGCTTTTGGTGCTTCCGCTGGGTATCCGTTGCCTGCAGACTGTGTATACGTGCATAGCGTAATACAAAGAACGGGTCTGCAGGATGCGGCTGAAGAACATCAACTTATACAAAAAGACCCTGAGTTTTTGAGAGAAGCGTATCCCCTAATAACGCAACCAAATACTGATGGGGTAGCAGAGCCGTTATTTAAATATTACGCTATAGAAGGCATGGATATTGGTGACGGTACCGCCGGCGCTTCTACCGAAATAGCTAGGATGCGTCTTATGATTGCGCCCGGATATTCTGGAAGTGGGGCATTCTATGTAATATATCAATCAGGCCAACCTATATCTATAGTAGATTTTTCTAACTCAAACTACAACTCCACGTGGTTAGGGGGTAACTATGACTCAGCGTTGCTAAACGCCACTTTGATAGAAGCTGCAAGATTTATGAAATCCGAACCAGACATTGTTCAGTTGTACGAACAGCAGTTTATGTTAGCCTTACAACCCCTAGTTGATACGGCGAATGTACGTATAAAGAATGATTCGTATAGACCCACATCTTCTCCAGCAAGGCCGCTTACTGTACCTGCTCCTGCACAACCACCACAGAGAGAGGGCTAGTAGATGGCTATTTCACAAGTGTTATGTACATCATTTAAAAAAGAGCTACTAGAAGGCGCACATAACTTCGGCTCGCATACTTTTAAGGTAGCTTTGTATACTAACGCTGCCACGTTAAATGCGGACACTACTGCGTATTCTACAGATAATGAAGTATCTGGCACTAATTATAGTGCTGGTGGAGTTACGCTTACAGCTAGTACAGTAGCTAGTGGTGATGGTGTAGGGTTTGTTAATTTTTCTAACGCTACTTGGGCAAGTAGTAGTTTTACGGCTAGGGGTGCTTTAATATATAATTCTAGTCAGAGTAATAAAGCAGTCATGGTATTAGACTTTGGCGACAACAAAACAAGTAATAACAGCACGTTTGCGGTAGCTATGCCTGCTAATACGTCTAGTACAGCACTTATAAGGATTACATAATGAGTACATCTTACACAAACAACCTTAAACTTGGTAAGCCTGCTGCGGGTGATACTGGCTGGGGTAATACCTTAAACGCTGAAGTCACTGACATGGTGGAAGAAGCCATTGCAGGCATAAGAACCATAAACTCTTGGAGTTCGGGTACTCCTGCGGTTCATACTCTTACTACAGCTAACGGCACTACGTCAGAGGCTAGAGCCGCTATATTAACGCTAAAAGATACTACTAGTGATATAGGCACTACCGCGCAACTAATTGTACCTAACGTATCAAAATTATATTGCATAATTAATGAGACAGGCCATACAGTAACGGTAAAAACTGCCTCGGGCTCTGGAGTTTCTGTACCTACAGCTAAACAGTTTAATGTTGTGTGTGATGGCACTAATGTTATTGAGCAAGTTAATTATCAAGGTGCCGCCGACGTTAATACTCTAACAACTGCAGGGCTTGCAACAGTTAATTCGCTAGTAATAGGCTCCTCTGGGACACCAGTCACTCAGATTGCTGACGAAGATGCTATGTCTTCCGATAGCGCTACAAAACTCGCTACTCAACAATCAATCAAGGCGTATGTAGACAATAACTCAACATACCACCGACAAGCTAACTACTTTGCGTGGGATGTACCGACTTTTAACCAGAGTACCAATGTAACATCATCCCCTCCTAAGTTTCACGTAGCAGATGGCGCTAGTGCTACGTTAGTTGAGTTTGAATTACTTCGCCCATCGCCAGCTACCGCATCGCGCCATAAAATAGACATTACGTTAATGGGGGACAAAGATTTTCCTAACCCCTCAAACCTAAATTACTCCACCGGTTTTCAACAGTATTGCGATATAATTTACTATATCCAGAGAAAATCTAAACTAGCTACCGGTGTTGGCATAGGCACTAATTCTGTTGCGCAAGATCAGTTGGGGGCGGGAAACTCTTATTTTTATAAGATATACGTAAGCGGTGATGTTACTAGTGAACTAGATAATTTTAGTTGGATAGCAAAAACAGCGGCTCCGGCATCAAATGCCAAGTATCAAGTTATGAGTTACGAGTATGAGGTAGCCGGTAATAGAACGGGTATAGTATTTAACGGGGGCTCAGGCTCAGCTACGCCTTATACAGGCACGGGCAATAGTATTTTTGTTAGTAACACAGGCTTTACTGCTGTAGATAGTTGGCATACCGCTACCCATAGCATACCCTCTAATTCAGGATACCCATTCTATACTGGTTCTATGGGTGAATACTTTGCGGCTTATAGCGGCACCAACTTCCAACGCAAGTACCGCCTGAAAGATGTTCTTCCTCCTGTAGTAGTAAAACCTGAGTCTGCAGGTACGATAGAAATGAGAATAGAAGTAACCTGCGGTGTTTTGGGCTCTGACGGAGAATATTACTTCCAACAGGCCACTATAGACCAAACAACTATAGGGAGAGATTAATCATGGAAGAGAATAAAGAAGCCCTACTTAAACTAGAAGCCCATGAAAGAGAGTGTGCTCAGCGTATGAAGAACATACAGTTTCAACTAGATACGGTGGATAAGCGTTTAGATCAGGGTATGCATAAGTTTAGAAATATTGAGCGTTTATTATGGCTTCTTTTTCCGGTGATTCTAGGGGCAGATGCAATTGCTCAGAACCTACTCTAAGATTTGTTTATTACTGTTCAGCTCCGTTGTTTTTGCTAACAACCAAGAGGGTAGCCTTAACACCTACCACGGCGAGAATAGCGTAGCTAATAGTAATAATAGTACTAAAGATGACTCAGTATCTAATACTTACAATGGTGCGGGGTCTTCTTCTGAAATGCCTGTTGGTAGCGCTATAAGTCCTAGTTATATGTCTAATGGCATGGATACTTGTTTAAAAGGTACGGGTGGGTCACTACAGACTGTAGGTGTAGGATTTAGTAGTGGGGGATATAATGTTGATCCCGAATGTAACCGGCGTAGAGACGCAAAAGTATTGTCTGATTTGAACATGAAAGTAGCCGCTGTCGCTAGGATGTGCCAGTCAGTAGATGTGTGGAAATCTATGTTCATTTCTGGCACGCCATGTCCTATACTATCTAATGGTAAACTTATAGTTGGTAAGCGGGCGTTTCTTATGATGAAACAAAACCCCAAAACTTACATCCCAGATTACAGTAAAAAAACTAGAGAGTGGTATAATACAATACTTAAAATAGGAGAGAGCGATGTCGATGAAGAAGAAGATGATTTTACCTCTATTAGCGCTAAGTACCGCAGCTCACTCCAGTGAGTTAGACAACTTAGTTAACACGTCGTCGGCTATTGTAAACCAACTTGATAAAGGTATCGCGTATGTGGGTTCTGCCACTGAGTATTCTCATCTTGGTACTGCTATGTCTGATGGCAGTGTTTCAGAGTCCGCGCATATTACCTCACAACAGATCCAAGCATACAATGATGCTCTTAGTAATATGGCTAATTACATGCCTTATGGCGATGTCCGCGCTGTCCTAAACGAACGTGCTATTACTGAGTTAGAGCTTATGGATACGGCCATTGACACATTTACAGAAGCAGTTGTAGAAATGGTGCAGGTTGTAGAAGTAGCTGAGCTGGCAGAGACAGCGGCTACCCCTGATGAAGAAGCTGCCGTACAAGAATTTGTGGCTAACAACCAAGAAGTTCTAACTATTAGCCAAGAAGAAGTCACTGAGTATAATCAGTCTATAGATGATATTGAGACACACGCTAACAACGCGAGTGCATTTATTGCCGTTGCCGAAAACACTGCGGCAATAGATTTCCTACAGCAGGGCGCAGAGAATAACAATACTACTGCGGAGCAAGCTGTAGTTACGTATTCAGCTAACAACCAGTGGGTAAGTATGCAGTGGGCGGGGACTAACAATGCTTCTGCTGTATATCTAAACGGGAACGATAACTTTGGTTTAGATGTATACGCCACACAAGCGGAAATATTAGTTGCAGGCCAAGAGTCTGAGTTTTATTTAACTGGCCCTACTGCACAAGGATATAGCT